TTAAATACGCTAGAAACAAGTTCCCTTACGCTACATGGAATAAGTTAATTGTTACCTTTGACGGTGACGAGGTAGTGTTGGGCTATGATTTTATAAATGAGCCATTTCAACGATTAAGAAGAATAACAAATAAAAGAGTTTTTAATGTACTAGTTGCTTGCGAAGAGAGTCAACGTGTTTGCACAGGATTTAGAAAATTAGGTATTAATGCATATAGTTGTGATATTTTACCCTGTAGTGGTGGTCACCCTGAATGGCATTTCAAACAAGATGTTTTAGAAGTAATAAAAAACAAAGGTGGCATTCTTGAAACAGGAAAAGAGGAATACATCAAAGGTGAATGGGATTTGATGGTAGCTCATCCACCATGCACATATTTAGCTGTAAGTGGTGCTAAATGGTATTACCATCCTGATGACAAAGATCTTCCTATTGAGAAACGAAGACCTCATCCCAAATTTCCAAACAGGGCTAAGGATAGAGAGGATGGTGCTAATTTCTTTTTGGCATTAGCTAATGCAAATATTCCAAGAATAGCAATTGAAAATCCTGTTGGTATTATGAATACAAGATTTAGAAAGCCGGATCAAGTTGTACAACCTTGGATGTTTGGGGATTCAGCTTCCAAGAAAACATGTCTTTGGTTGAAAAACTTGCCCCCACTTAAACCTACCGATATAGTCGATGAGGGTGAATATATTGAATTTGAAAGTGGCAGAAGAATGGCAAAATGGTATTCTGATGGATTAACAAAAACCAAAACAGCAGAGGAAAGAAGAACTTGGAGGAGCAAAACTTTTCCAGGGTTTGCAAAAGCAATAGCAGAACAATGGGGAGAATATTTAATTAATAATGGAGGTAAAGAATAGTGCGTATTTATGTAAGAAAGAATTTATAAGATGTGGCAACAATCCTTAGAACAAAGCACAGATTAGAACAATATGATGGCAAGGAGTAAACATGGCAAAACCAAAGTATAACATAGGAGATAAAATCAAGTTTATTCGTGGTATGCTTTTTTTTGAAAGCGAAGAAATAATGAACTCATATCAACCACAAGCAGACGAAAGCGGTTTTCTCACAGGCACAGTGTTAGAAGTAACACGCCACAAAAACAAGTGGGTATATGTGGTGGGTATAGAAAGTGAAACAGTAATAACGGAAGGCGGTGGTTTGTTTACTTGGCGAGTAACGGCAAGAGTAGAGCAAAAATACACCGAGCAAGAGTTTATTAAAAAGCAAGCAATACCATATAGTTAAAGGAGGAAGATATATGAAAAACAGAAGTAAGAACTTTGTGTGCGTGAATTGCGATAAAGCAATCAATGTTGGTGAAAATTATTACGAAAGCGACTATGACACGCGTATTTGTGAAGAATGTGGTAACGTGCTTTTGGCGTATAATGACGAATATGGGTATGTGTTTAGAGATTATGACGGAGATGTAATATATGACGACGCAGGAGCAGATATAGAACAATTTGAGTTTACTAGGAGAGAAAGTTAATGGGTAATCTAATATCACAACACTTGCGCACCATCACAAAAGAACAAATACGCTTACACAAGGAAATATTAGTGCAATTACGTAGGCTTGAAAAAGCCGAAGAACGCTTAGCAGATTTTAACGAATATGCCGAGAAACAACGGCAAAAATACATGGAAGCAATGGAAGGACCGACCCTTACCGAAAGAGAAAAGTTAATATTAGAATTACGCAAGCAAGGCTTGACGCTACGTGAAATCGCACCAAAAGTCGGTTTAACTTATGGAAGCCTAAAGCACGTTTCGGCGCGCATTAGAAAAAAAACAGACGAAGTTGATAGATTATAAAACACTTAAACCACTCAATTTTGGGTGGTTTTTTATTTGCACTAACCAAATAATATAACCACTAAAAAAAACAATATGCACCAATATATTATAATCACAGTAGACGAAAGGAGTGGTAGCACTTGACAGAAGAAATTAAGAAAAATCCATTGCAAGAGTGGCGTGAGAACGCAACCGAAGAAGAAAAACGAGAAGCAATCGAAAAATCAGCAATCACGCGCAGAAAGAACGCTTACGAGAAACGCAAAGTAAGAGAAACGCTTGAAAAGGCGCTTGAAAATAAATTTGCGGTCCGCAATCAAGACGGTGAATTTGAAATTAAAGATGGACTAGAAGCAATCGCTTTAAATCTAATTTTAACAGCATTAGAACCGAAGGGAAAACAAGTAGTAACTGCTTACCAAACAATACGCGATACATTAGGCGAAAAGCCAACAGACAAAGTAGAGCAAGACACAAGCATTGAAATTGTTATGAGTGAGGAAATGAAAAAATTAGCAAAGTAAAGGAGGTGGTGCAATGGCACAGTTTATATTACCTAAACTATACCCCAAACAAATCGAATTTTGCGAGGCAACTTCCAAATACGTTTTGTATGGGGGTGCTTAACTGCCTTTTAGACAAGAGGCGGTGGCAAATCATTTATTGCTCGTATTAAAATAATATTACTAGCACTTAGATACGCGGGCATACAAATATTGCTATTGCGTAGAACATTCCCAGAACTACACGAAAACCACGTAATACCACTACAAAAACTACTTAAAGACATAGCGCAGTATCGTGTGGCTGAAAAAGTATTCGTGTTCCCAAATGGTAGTCGTATTAAACTTGGTTACTGCGCAAGCGAAAGCGATGTATTACAATTTCAAGGTCAATCGTATGACGTAATCTTTATGGAAGAAGCGGGATTGTTTACACCGTTCCAATTTCAAACGTTGACTGAGTGTAACCGTCTTAGTGGCAACATCAAAGAACCGTTTAATCCACGAATGTATTTTACAGCCAATCCGGGTGGACCATTACACGCAGAGTTGAAACGATTATTTGTCGATAGAGAATATAAACCAACCGAAAAAGCCGAAGATTATACATTTATTGAAGCGCGAGTATATGACAACGAATTTATTATGGAAAATGACCCTGACTATGTAAGAGCGTTAGAAAGACTGCCAGAGAAGCGTCGTCGCATGATGTTAGAGGGCGATTGGAACGCAATCGAAGGACAATTTTTTGACGAATTTGATACAAGTATACACGTTATTAAGCCAAGACCAATCGGAAAAGATTGGCGTAAGTATGTCGTGTTTGACTATGGGCTAGATATGTTTGCGTGTTACTTTATAGCGCTAGACCAATTTGGCTATGCTTACGTTTATAAAGAGATTTACGAGAGCAATCTTATTGTAACTGAAGCAATAAAGAAACTGAACGACTATACAAACGAAAGGATATATGCTTATCTTGCACCACCTGACCTATGGAACAGACACAGTGACACCGGTCGTAGCACTGCCGATATATTTGCTGAAAACGGCATTTATTTAACCAAAGCAAACAATGACAGAATAAACGGTTGGCTTATGGTTAAAGAATGGCTATCGATGACAAAAGATGAACATGGTAACGAGTTTCCAAAACTACGTATATTTGAAACTTGCCCCAACTTAATAAGGACATTGCAATTGCTTGTTTATGATCCAAAAGACCCTAACGACGCGCTTGCAACAAACCACGAACATTCGCACGCACCCGACGCTTTACGTTATTGGTGTATTAGTTGGAATTATCCGCCTTCTAGGGAAAGCAATATTTATAAACCAACCGAATTTGAAAAATTCTTTGGTATAAAACACGAAACGAAAGGAGGTTATGCAGAGTGGGAAAACGATTAAAAGCAATAGAAAAGCAACTTGAACGCCTAGAACACGAAGCAATATACGAAAGAGTGCTGGAACTTGAAACTGAAAACGTAAAACTAACACAAGAAACGAAAGAACTTAAAAAAGCACAAGAAGAAGTGCTTAAAAGCCTCGCTAGAGCGAACGAAACTTTAAAAGCGTATAAAGATACAACTCAAACTCTTACAAACGATTTAGCGGACTTAAAACTAGCATTATCAGTATATCAAGGCATAGCAAACGAACTAAAAGAACTTAATCAAAAGCAAGCAAAGACAAATCAAATATTTAGCGAATGGCTATATGGCGCAAAAGGAGATGAATAAGCGTGGCGGATGAAACAACATACAAAGACGATAACATAACAAGTATGTGGAGGGACTACGAACGAGGCAAGCGCTTTTTAGAAAGCAAAGGCTTAACCACCGCAATCCCACGCTACGTTGCTTTTTATGAAGGCGACCAATGGGCAAAACCAACCGAAGCAACCAAATCAATGCCACGACCAGTGTTCAATTTCATTAAAATGATTGTCGACAACAAAGTGTCAAACATTGTTGGCAGTCCTGTAAAGTTGAACTATATAGCCGAAAACAACAAAGTAGCAACACAAAAATTTACACGCTTTGCCCACTTTATACTTAAAGAGATGGGCATGGAAAACATTGACTATGAAGCGATACTCACTGACCGCAAAAAAGGCACATTCGTTAAACATTATTATTGGAGCGAAGAAGCGCATGGCAAAAAAGGCAAGTTTGAGGGAGGTTTAAGGTGTCAACTGATTGACCCTTTAAATGTATATGTGGCCGACCCAAACGAGAAAGACATACAAAAGCAAAAATGGATAATGATTGCAGTTCGTGAAGAAGTAAGTAAAGTTAAAAAAATGGCAGACAAGAAATACCACGATAAAATTTGTCCTGACGAACTTGAAAGCCCTTATGGAAACAAGCGAGAACTAGAAGACAGCGAACTTGTAACGGTGTTAACGAAATACTTTAAAAAAGATGGCGAAGTGTATTATGAGCGTTCAACTAAATATACGCCTTTAAAAGACGAAGCAACACCAATTAATCCATATTTGGTGGCAAAGAAATTTAAAATCAAAGACGTTGACGGTAAAGGCACAAGCCAACCAGACGAAAAACTGGAACAAGACAAACAAGAAAATTATTACATGGCAACACTGTATCCTATTGAGATTTGCAGTTTAGACCCAAGCGACGACTGTATTTATGGTCTTAGCGAAATTAAGAACATGATGGTGGCACAAAAACTTGTCAATTTTAATCTTGCAATGGGAGCATTAAACTTGCAAGAACTTGGAGCGCCAAAAGTGCTTGTTAAACCAAACGCATTACAAGGGCAAACATTAACCAATCAACCCGGTCAAGTAGTTGTTGACTATACGCCGGGTAATCAGTGGGGAATACAAAACCTACAAGCAACACCGTTTACCGCACAAGCATTACAATTTGCACCAGCACTTATTGACTTAATAAGAACCGTATCAAATGCAACCGAAGTAATTACAGGCGAAATGGTAAGTAAAAACTTATCAGGTTATGCAATCGCACAATTACAAGCGCAAGCACAAAAGCCTATCGAAATGCAACGAAAGAGATTTTGGCAACACAAAGAACGAGAAGGTAAGATACTTGAAATGTTCTTTAAGTTATATTACGATAACAAACCGTTCACGTATAAAAATTCGCTTGAAGAAAAGATTGCAATGCGACAAGCAAATCCAATGCAAAACGTTCCTGAAACAACTGCTGATATTTTTAATGGTGAAGAGTTCCAAGACATCAATTTTAACATAATTGTCGAAGCGGGAGCAGGAACACAATACAGCGAAATTCAGGCTATGAACTTACTAGACAAATTGCTTGAAATGAAGTTAATAGACCTTGACTTCTATCGCCAAGAATATCCGCCAACCGCAATGCCATTTAAAGAAGCATTAGGCGAATATATCTACTTCAAAGAACAAAAAGAAGTTGAACAATTACGACAACTTGTAGCAGAACAAGCGCAAATGATTGAACAATTAAAAGCAACAACCGAACAACAAGAAGCAGACATTCAAAACTTCGCAAGAGAATTAAGCAAGGCAAACAAGATTAATGCAAGTTTGCAACAAGAGTATTCAATCAAGTTACAACGATTAATGGGAGGACAAGCCCAACCACAACAACCTAAATAGCATTTTTCTTAAATTTATTCCTTTCCTGGTGGGGGATAGTGGGATGCCTCCTAACCATTTATCCCCCGCCTTTAAACTGAAGATAAAAACTGCGACGCCTCTGGTTAACCAAGCGTACCAGCGCAGACACCTTCATTCTTAGTACTTAGAATGAAGCCGTAAAATGGTAATTCACAACCGAATTACAGGCGGCATTACTCACCCTTTCTAATGCGTTGGAGGGGAAAGCCGGTATAGAGGCTTAAAACCTATACCATTGGTGTAAGGCTAGTGAGGTTAGAAAGGTTCCTAACGCACTTCTTATAATTAAGAAGTACCTGAGATGGTGGAAGACCGCCCACCCACTAGCCACACCTTAAACCACGCAAGGCAAAAGCGAAAAAATGCCACTTACAAAAATTCGCAAGTGGATAGCGTAAAAATCACAGACTTCGCCAACCGATAGGCGTGTCAAGAAAGGACAGAACAATGGAATTAGAACAAAAACAAATGGTTGAAACGGTAGAAAACAAAAACGAAATCGAAATTAACGAAGATTTTAGCGATAATGATACACAGACACAACAAGAAGAACAGAAAGAACAAAAAGAACAATCTACCGAAGAAACACCAAAAAAGCAAGACAAGAAAACAAATGCTGAGTACGCACAAAAGCGTAGAGAGCAAGAGCGTTTAGAACAAGAACGCAAAGCACTAGAACGGCAAGCAGAGTTGAGGGGAATACGCAAAGCGCTTAAAAACACAAACCCTTACACTGACGAGCCGATGGAAACAGACGAAGATGTTGAGTTTTACTTGACACAAGTTGAAATGGAAAAGGAAGGGCTAGACCCGTTATCACTAAAGGATTACAAGACGTTCCAATTAAAGAACCAAGAAGCAACTAAGCAAACAAAACAGCGTGAAGAGTTTTTACGAAAAGACAGTGAGGAGTTTGTAAAAAAATATCCCTCCGTAAAAGTTGATGAGTTGTTTGCAGACGCAAGATTTAAAAAATTTTCAAAAGGCAAACTAGGTAATGTGCCGCTTGCGGAAATTTATGAGGATTACCAAGAGTTTATTAGCGAGATTGATACTAAGGCACAAGAACTAGCGGAGAAACGGCTTGCTAAGACTATTGCAAGTCCGGGCGATTTAAAGCCAAGCGGAGCAGATACAAAGCAAGAAAGACTTTACACCTTTGAAGAATTAAAGAAAATGAGCCAAGCCGAAATTAGTAAAAATTGGGACTTGGTAAAAAAATCACAAGAAGCATTAATTAAGCAGAAAAAATGAAGAAAGGAAGATTAAACAATGGCATACGATACATTTATTCCAACAATATGGAATGAAGCATTAAACAGAGAACTTAAACCAAAATACAAACTAGCACAACACACAAACAGAGAATATGAGGGTGACGTAAAACAAGCGGGCGATAGCGTTCGCATCTTAAACGTAGGTAGACCTACAATTTATTCAACTACAACAGACAGTAAAGAAACGTTCCACACAAATATTAGTGGACCAGAAATGATTGACAACTCCAGCATTACGTTACAAGTTAAGCAAATTCGCTATTTCAACTATTATGTAGGCGACATTGACAAATGGCAAATGCTTAATGATGGTAAAGTAATGGCTGCATATCGTGCAGAAACAACTGACGCATTAGCAAACGAAGTTGACGTTTACTTAGGACAAACAATTTTCGTAGGAGCAGACGTTCCTGTGATTACAAACGCTTTTTCAAACGCTACTTATGGCTACATTAAAGTAACCGTTGGCGATAGCGCCAGTACAGCCGCACCGGGCAATGCACAAAACGTTCTTGAATTACTTGACGAAGGTGTATTAAAAGCAAGACAAAACAACATTCCAGACAGCACACCATTATATGTAGACTGCACACCAAAATTCTTCGGCTTAGTGCGTAGAGCATTAGCAAAATTTTTAACAGACAATGTTAAAATAGTTGAAGGTAGAGAATACGTAGAATACAACAACCTGCGCATTTCTTGGAGCAATAACGTTAAGACGGTTGCGGAGGTTGAAAATCAAAACGCTTATTATGAATATGTAACAGTACGCACAGATAGAGCAGTAGCATACGTTCACCCATTAACACATAGCGAACCATATCGCCCTGAAGGCGGCTTTGCAGACGCTATCAAAGGTTATATCGTATTTGATGGAATGGTAACAAGACCAAAAGAAATCTTCAACATTAAGGTTACTTATTAGTAGCCTGTGTTGAAAGAAAGGAAAAAGGTAACAAACTATGGCAGCAACAGTAATTACTCCAATTAAATTAACAAGTTTTAACACAATCACAAAAGAAACAGCTGCTACCGATTTTGCAGCAATCGACGCAACAAACGGAGCATATTTTGTAATGGCAAAAGGTGGCGATAAATACGTTATCGGCATTAAAAACGCTGCTTCAACAGCGGTGAACAAAACCATTACAATCAAAGCGGGCAACGCCTTACAAAGCACAAATGACATTTCGTTAGCGCTAGCACAAAATGAAATTGCATGGGTGGTGTTAGATAGCGGCAAATTTAAAAACATATATGGTGAAAATAAAGGCAAAGTAATTTTAACAGGAACAGACAATAACCTACAAGTCAAAGTCATTGAATTGCCATAAGCGACACGCCGATAGAAAGTAGGTGAAAAAATGGCAAGAACAGCATTAAACGTAATTCAATTTACGAAATACAACCAAGCAATATACCCTTTTGATTATTATGTAGAATGTTTATCCACCGACACGGGTGCAATAAGTGTATTAGCAAGTGGTGCTGATGAAGCAAATGAAATTAATTATAATGATGACGCATTGATAGGTAGTGATGGAGAAGCACTATATGCAGAAGCACCTACTGGTAAATATGTATTAAAAGTAGAAGGATTTTTGAAAGCACCTGACGCAACAACCAAACAATTTGAATTTAGTATGAACAAACCAGATGAAGATTATTTGCTAGTAGTAGCAAACACAGCAACAGTAGCAACATATTATGTAGAATGTTTATCCACCGACACAGGTGCAAAAAAAGTAGTAGCAGAAGACGCAACTACAAACCAAATCAATTATAATGACGCAAGTTTAGTTGACGCTTATGGCACAGCATTATATACCGATGCACCGACTGGAGATAAGTATGTATTAGCAGTAAGTGGGGACAAACAAATTACAATACTTAAAGGCAACTCAATACAAGGAATATTAGACCAAACATACGATTTGCGACATGGCGGCACATATTACATTAGACTAGAAAGCGGTCGCTTTAAAAATACATACGGCGACGACAAAGGCAAAGTGGTATTAGAAACAACTGACACGCTAGTAAAAGCGGCAGTATTGTGTTTTAAATAACCGACACGAAAGGCAAGGCAGTGATAACAAATTGTCTTGCCTATTTTTTAAATTAAATCAGAACAGGAGAACGAGAAATGACACTAGGCGAATTAAAATTAGAGTGTTTAAAAGTAATGTTTGATATAGAATACGATATTACGCCCGAAGAAATGACTGCCAATGATGAATATGCGACACGACTTACAAATATCATGGGCAGTATTAATCGAGCATTAGCACGAATTGACGCAGTAAACAAACTAGCAATTAAGCCAAATGTTACCCACGAATATGAGCCAGACATTGAAATGTGGTTGCTAAAAAGATTGCCAAATAACTTAAGCGATGATACCGACTTAAAAGAAGAACACGGGCTTAGCAATTACATACTAGAAATAGTCCCTTACTTTGTCAAAGCAGACTTATACGAAGAAGATGACAAAAACATGGCAATAAAAGCATTTAGCGTGTTTGAAGGCTTTTTAAATGACTTACCAACACCGCCAAAGAATGACCAAATACGCAAAAGCAAGCCCAACACCGAAGAAGTGCCGCCGATTATCAACAAACATTATAATATTTATAAGTGGGATGATTAATAATGGCAAGAGTAAATTTAAACTTTGTAGCAGACAACGACACAGAAAAAGCAATAACATTTAAAAACTTCATGGGCGTTGACTTCACGAACGCAAAAATGAACGTAGCGCCAAACCGAGCAACAAATATGAAAAATTACATCTACGAAAACGGTGTTAATCGTAAGCGACCAAGTTGGAACGAAGTTGCAAAAGGAAGCGGCAAAGTCAATGGTGTATGGCAATATTATGACACCAAAAGAGAAGAACATATCATAGCACACATAGGCACGAAATTATATCGTGTATTTAAAAGAGATGAAACAACAAGTGGTTTTGATATAAATAGCGTATATACACATTTAGAAGAATTGACTTTACCAATAGGAGTAACACTTACCGATGAAATAAGTTATGGCATAACGAATAATGAAAAATTGTTTTTATTATGTGGTGCTTATCTTGTATATGACGGAACATCAATTAAGTTAGTTACCGAAAACGCTTATATACCAACAACAGCGATTGGTATAAGCAAACAAGGAAGCACGCTTTACGAAAACAAATATATACCTTTTGAAAAACCAAACAAATTAAGTAGCAAACGCATTAACAAAATGTATGGAGAAATATATCAAGACGTTAAAGAAGAAGAAACCATTATACAAAAAGAGTTGTTGATAAACACAAAAATCAATTTATCAACGCTTGGAACAAATAACAGTTTATCACCTTTATTAAGAGTAACAGGAACCGATAATGGTATTACTTATGATTATTATATTACAAGTACAGCAAGCGATATTACCTATCATTATGAAGAAACAGGACAGAATCCTTATACAGTAGAGTTGTGGAATTCAACTGATGGGTGGTTAACAAATAAAGTGCCTCCCGTAACGGGCAACGTGACAAAAGTTAAAAGATTAAGCAATCAAATACTATTCTATTATTTAGCAGACAATGATTATAAATTAGATGACAAAGCCGATGATGACACGCCGATTACATTAAACATTGATTACGTTACATACAATTTAAGTATTAGTGGCACATACACGCCAATTGAAAATTCAATTACATTAACCACGCAAAACACAGTAGCAGACAAAGACCTAAAAGACAGTAGAGGTTTAGTTTATGGCAAAGTATTTACAAGAGAGGACATAACATACATAAAACTATACGAGCCCTTCGAACCGATTATAAAAGGCAAACCTAACATTACAGTAACATACACAAAAGCAAGCGCAACAAACATTAACGATATAGACAAATGCACATTTGGAACACTATTTAACGCACAAGGCGGACAATTCTTGTTTTTAAGTGGTAAC